CCAATTGTTTCTGAACCCAACCTAAAAATATCGTATGTGTTTTTTTGTGAAGTCCAATCATTATAACATTCACCAAAATATTCATATCGGGTTTTATTTATCTCAGGAATAAATAATTCTTCGTTAGGGTCAGTACCGACATAGTGGGTTGGTCGATTCATTGACAATGCTCCCAATATCCTACCACCCCACCCACAACTTGGGTCATAGATAGTGATTTTTTCTTTCTTAGGAATGTGTTTTGTAAAGTGAGTATACAAGGTCTTAGCTGTTATGGGGTTAAAATTAACAGCGACTTGTGTTAGACCAAGACGAAACACTTGTAGTGCTTCGGGAAACACCTTCATTAGTTTATCGTATGTTCTTATGGTGTATTGTATATCAAAACGTTTACTGTTTTTCATCAAATGTTCTATCGGTAAATTAACGACATCAATATTAGAAATATTTTCAGGTTTTAAAAACCCATCACTTATTAATTGACGAATTTCGTCAGGTGTTAAACTAACCAAACCATTATTTGTGTTTTTGGTTTTATTCTCACATATCCATAACCCATGAAGATTGAAGTCAAAATTACGGATATAATCATATCCCGAACATGTCACACTATCCAAACGTAATGAGGTTGAAAAACCATACATGGAATCTTTACGAACACCACGTATCATTGCCTTTTTGAAACTCTCTTTTAATTTAGGTACGGAAAAAAAATCATAGATAGATTTCGCATTCTCACCCGAAACATCATTTGATATTTTTGTTTTCAACATTGTTGGAAAAAATTGATTTATACAACAACCTGTCTTTGTTTTGTTTCTTATAATAAAATCATCACCAGACTTAATAATTAAACCATCAGTATCAAACATAACCGTTTGAATCATTTGTTTTCTTATGTCAGAAAGGTCCTTCCCAATCATCGGTGGTATTCCTTCATTATCCCATTGATTTAAAACCTCAGTGCATAACAATTCAATCCAATTATCGAGTTGTTGTTTTGAATAACTTAATAATTCGTGAAAGGTTATGTTGGATTTAAAGTTCAAAATATTCGAACGTTCAAAAAAATAATTATGCTTTTCCATAGTGTTCTCCTAACATTTTTTTATTAAAGATATGTCCATCTGCAAGTTCGGTCCAACTTTCATCACCTGTCTCAACATATTGACAAATCCTACGATTCAAAGCTATTAATTCACCTGTGGATAATTTTAAACCATTAACTTGACAGAATTGTGTGGTGAAATTAAGGGCTGATTGACGAACAATCTGTGGGTGTGTCCACTCTTTAAACATCTGTGTTCTATCAAACCCAAATGGTTTTTCTTCAAACGGTTTTTTTTCTACTTTCTTATTCATGATTTTCGGTTTTATTTCCTTGTAAAGTTAATTCTTTTTGTTCGTAAAGCAAGGCTTCTTCACGAATAAAATCTTCAAAAGATTTTTCACAATCTTCAGGATAGTAGGTGTCACCAATTTCAAAAATGGTGTCTAATAATTTTTTCATTTGTCCCATAGTATTTCTTTTTTATAAATATACCATAAGGGACTTACGTAGTCAATAGTAAACATAAAAAAAAGTCTAACATTTAAGTTAAACTTTGAAAAAGGGGGACAGGGAGGAAAAAAAAATAAATGGATGTGACAATAGATTTGAATAGCAACCCCGAACCTGTCCCCACTATTAAATATACTAATAATAGTATCTTGGTAAAGAATTTTTATACCACAACAGGGTTCGTACCACCTGATGGTTCAACAACAATAGAAGCAGAACATCTTTTACGTGCTTCATCTTGTGTTAAGGATGAATCTTCTTTCATTCTTTTGGCAATACATTCTCCAATGTTTGTTTCCATTTCCTCCATCGCAACCGGTTCAACAATTAGTTCGGACATACACATTGAATACGATTCCTTATAATCTTTTCCTGATGCCTTGTATTTGGACATACAACCCTCAAATTTCACATCAGGATGTTCTTCCGAACCAAACTCCTCAAGACGTGCCCAATACTTGTAATAACTGTTAAAAGCGTTCATGCAATGATTAAGTCTTTCCTTCATTGAAGGATATTGTTGTTTCATCTTTTGATGTGAGGAACAACGCGAAATATAACTACCTCTGTTCTCTGCTTTCTTTGGGGTCAATACAAACACCTCATCAGTTTCTTTTAACATTTCTTCTTTCATAATTAAATTGATTTCCCTTTTAATCTTTTATTTTCTTCATGTAATTCATCAATCTTCTTTTCCAAATCTTGTATTTTAAGATTTAAACTAACAATCTCATCTTTCATATTCTCACATAAAGTTTGATATACACCCATCGCTAATTCCAAATTTTTTAAGATTTGATTGTCCGTCTGTGCGTTGGACATTCTTTTTGAAACAAAGAACGACGCAATTCCTGTTAAGACGTTTGATAATATTAATATTAGTTCGTTATTCATAATTAGAAACATCCTCCATTTACACACGCAAACTCAGGTCCTGAATATACTCCAATACCACTACGTGCCCATCCAGCATACATTCCATAGTTATCTCCATGTCCGTTTGGTAGATGGATATTCATATTATAATTCTTAGTGAGATGCGGAAATAAACCTTGTGTTGATGTGAAATTGAAACATAAAGGATAAAACTGTGAGTTAAAAATAATCTCTTGTCTCATACGTTCTTGGAAAAATTGAGATGTAGAATCCGCTCTGGCTTGTTGCCATTCCATTTCTTTAACACTAACAGAATTTTCTGTGTTAACAATTCCGTTATTACGTATACGCATCCATATACTTGGGAGTGCTAATTTGTACGAATCCCATACCAATAATGGCTTACAAAAATAATTTAAGAAATTATAATTTGTCGTGTCACCACTAATTGAACCATCAACAATTTGTTGTAATAATTGAACGTAGTATGGGCGACCTATGATATATTCCAGTGTAAGCTGCTGACTCAAGGTTACAAAAGGTAATAGTACACTTGAGGTAACGTTAGGGTCAACATCTGAAAACGATTTTAAAACCGTTTCCGATATCATCAGCACATTTTGAGGTACGATTGCTTGACTCATCTTATTTAATAGTTTCGTTTGTTTTATCTGTAACAGTTTTATTTACATCAACTGTTTCAACAGGGGCAGCATCGGGAATAGTAACCATTCTAAATGGAACTACTTCTAATTGGGTTGGTATTTTATCACGCAGTGTTAGTAATTTTTCGAACGCTTTTTTTAATTCATTAACAATCGGAGCTACGACGAGGCAATCAAAATGGTCTTGTTTTTCTAAGAAATCACTCGTGCCCAAAGAACCAGGAGTCATAATACCAATCAACTCAGGATTAATTTGATGTGATGATAAAATTGCTTGCTGAACTGCACTATTCATTTCAATCCACATTTTATCAGAACCATTTGGTGAGATGGTTGTAATCTCAGGAGCCTCGTCTTTATTGTTTGCAAAAGTAAGCATTAATTTTCCTGGATTGTTGCTCGAAGAATATTTTGCGGTGAGGGTTTCAAAAATCTGTTGACGCTCTTCAGGTGCAGGTATGCCTGAATTTAGTGAAACAAACAAAGACGGATTAAGGCCGTTAATGATATTGCTGTGCCACCAATTGTAAACCTCCACTTCCGTAGAAATGGCAGTTGCTGAATTCCAATATGAAGGCATCGAATAATACTCCTGACCCGGTGTGTGAGGAACATACATAAAGACCTGCGAAGGTTCTTCATCCATTAAATTAAATGATGGTAATTTTCTTGGCGGATATTTTCTATACAACGCCCACTCACTACAATAATAATAATTGTTTATGTGGTCATTAATATCACTTCTCTCTGCACGTAATTTTGAAGTATCCATCGGGTAAATTTCGAACCCTTGTTCCCTATCGCGTCTCCACACGATATTCAAAGCGAATTGACCGTACAAAATAAAATCTAAACAGGCTTTGTTCCAAATATCATAAATGGAATCACCCAATGAATTTGCCATTAATAATCTTCCATTGTCACCACCTTTAATTAATAAATCTTCTCCACGAACTCCTAAATGTTTTGAACGGATACAAGTTCCGTGTGTTGGTGATGATTGATACAAACGAATTAATTCCTGAGGTGCAAGATTTGCAATACCCCAAAATACCCAAGGTGTTCTATGATTTAATCCTGTC